AATGGGTTACAGGCGTACAAGCCTCCCGCAAGCGAGGTGAAAAGCACGAGAGTCGCAAGTTTGGGCGTATGTTGTTGAAGATAGCCACCTACTTAGTACCTATTTATATACTGCATACCTTCTCGGCTAATGTGGAGTTTCCAAGTCTTGGAGGTTTTGAATTCGACCCCTTCCACTGGCTTTACTGGATAGTACTTATAGGAATTATATGGCAACTCCTGGTGAGTCTCTTGGAGAACTTAGATTGTTTAGGCTTTCGCTTCGCTAAAGTACTGCTCAAGATAATTAATAAGAAGTTCTATAAAACTTTTGAATTAGAGGATGACTATAACAGTATTACATAATCAAAGCCTTTTAGACCTCGCCCTGCAACATACAGGTACCATTGAGAGTATCTTTGAGTTGGCTGTACTGAATGAAAAGAGCATTACCGACGATATGGTGGCGGGGGCTTCTCTACTTATAGGAGAAATCTCCAACAAGGATATCCTTAACTATTACACGGCTAAGGGTATACAACCCGCCACAGCCTTTACCAAGTCGGACAAGCAAGTCTTTGAACGCCTTGAGGGTATCAGTATATGGGCAATTAACCTTGATTTTATAGTAAGTAAAGAGTAAGAACCTTATGAATAACCTACAATTATACAACGCCGATAACTTAGAGGTAATGGCAACCCTCCCCGATGAAAGTATTGATGTAATTTGCATTGATCCGCCTTATCTATATCTTAAAAACCAAAAATTGGAACGCCCTTTTGATGAACCTAAATTCTTTGCCGAATGCAAGCGACTCCTTACCAAAAAAGGCTTTATTGTGATGTTTGGGCGTGGTACTTCCTTTTATAGATGGAATACCATATTAGATGGGTTGGGCTTTGTGTTTAAAGAGGAAGTGATTTGGGATAAAAGTTATGTGTCAAGTCCGTTAATGCCTATGTCTCGCATCCATGAAACAGTATCCATACTTACAAAAAAGGAGGGGGTAATTAATAAGGTGAAAATTCCTTACTTAGAAATGAAAGGGAACGATATAGATAGTATTGTAACTGATATAAAGAGAATGAAATCAGCTCTTAAAAATACAAAATCACTTAATGCTGTATTGGAGTTTTTGGAAAATAACAAAATACCAACAGAAACACCTATTAGAACTGATAGATATAATTGTGAGACGTTTACTAAATATAATACAATTGCAACACAAGATAAACAAACAGGTGATCGTTGTGTGAATGTAATGCAATCTATACAGTTTGGACTTAATGAAAAGAGTATTATTAGAACTGATGAGGGGAAAGAACATACATCAAGAATTATAACAAGTGGCTCAACAAATGATAGAGACCGTTGTGTGAATGTAATGCAATCTATACAGTTTGGGTTCAATGAAAAAACAATTATTAAGCATAGTAGAGACCATTACAAAACTATTCACCCGACTCAAAAACCCGTCCGCCTCTTAGAACGCCTTTTAGCATTAGTTATCCCCAAAGACAAACCTCGCAATGAGGTAGTAGTAGCCGACTTCTTTGCTGGCTCTATGAGTTGTATGGAAGCCGTGCACAATATGGGAATGAAAGGCATTGCTACCGAGATTGACCAGGAATACTTTGAGAAAGGAAAACAGCGTATTGATAAACTACAACCACTGATTATTAGTCATTAGAACCATGGCACGAACGATACAAGAAATACAAGAACTCATCTACCAAGCCAAGACACAAGAGCCTGCCCTTAATGAGCTTAATAGTACCTCCAAAGTAGCGATTTGGCGACTATGGGTCTATATCATAGCGGTGGCTATATGGAGTTTGGAGAAGCTGTTTGACCTACATAGGGCAGACATAGATAGGAGAATTGCCGAGCTTAAACCAGGTACAGCTAAGTGGTATCATAGCAAGGCCTTAGCCTTCCAATACGGCTTTGACCTACTTCCAGATAGCGACAAGTTCAACAATCATGGAAGAACAGAGGAACAGATAGAAGCGAGCAAGGTAGTCAAGTATTGTGCTGTCACTGATGCCCCAACTGAGAGCCGTATCGTGATTAAGATAGCTACCGACAACGCAGGTACACTCACCCCAGTGACGACTCACCAGCAAGAGGCATTTAGTCGCTATATCAATGAAATCAAGTATGCAGGGGTCTATGTTACCATACTGAATAATCAACCCGATTGGCTCAAGCTCTCTATCCGCATTGTCCGTAATCCACTTATTCTGAATGAGAATGGAATGAATGTTAATTCGGGCAAGCAAACTGTAAAAGAAGCCATTAAGGATTACCTCAAGCGTTTACCCTTCAACGGCGAGCTCTCCCTACAAGCCCTTACCGATGTTATTCAAGGGGTGGAGGGGGTCAAGGATGTGAGTATAGACCTCGCCCAAACCAAGTGGATAGAAGGGAGTATATGGGGTAATTTCCAAGAGATAAATATAAGTCGCATACCCGAAAGTGGTTATTTTGCGGTGAATTTTGATACAAATAACGATGCCAAAAGTACCATTACCTACCTATGAGAATTTTTGAACTCAATTTACGGAGGCTCGTGATCTTGCTACTGCCTACTTTCTTGAGAAAAGCACGCCTTGTAGCTTGGTTACAAATCCTTATTGCCCCCTTGGAGCAACTCCAATATAGCTTTAATCAAAAGCGGAATAGCGACCTGGTAACTCTCACGCATAACGGACAAAAGTGCTATCTAAGGAAGATTCTCAATGATAGTTTTGACCAAACATTAAGGCGTATCCGTATAGAGGATATGACCCACTTTAACGCAGTGTATATCTATACGGAGGCGGAAAATCAACCTGTATATTTAGAGGAAAAATACCTATATACTTCGGGAGAAATGCAAGTGAGTGGGGTGAATTTCTCCGTACGTATACCGAAGACATTACGAGCAAGAAATGTAGAGATTAATGCCCTTATTGAGGCTTACAAGATAGCATCTAAGAGATATATAATCATTTATGAATAAAATCAACTTTGACAACACAGGAGGGTTTCCCTTGGGTGCCTATACCCTCAAATTTATGCAGCAGAGCTACCAACTATTCAATTCTTTGGGAAATATAGCGGGTAACCTAAGTATTCTTTCGGGCTGTGATCGGGTAGGTCGTAGCATTACCGATGGAGTGGTATATATCAATGGCGAGGTGCTTCCTTTCAAAGGAGCTCCAATATCCGAAAAGGTCATTATTGTAGAGACCACACGGAAACGAATATTCAAGGACGGCGTAGAGAAAGCCGTAGAATATACCCGCTATGCTACTTTTGGCAACAGCGCAAGTGGATATTTATGGGCAAATTTTAAACGGCCCTTAAACAACCAACAAATAGAAGCCCAATCCTTTACAGATCAGAATTCCTTACTCAAACGGCTGGAAAAGCTAGAAGAGCGAGTAAGAAAAACAGTACCTATAGGATTAGTCGCTATATGGGGGAAACCTGCCAATGAGCCTATTCCTGAAGGTTGGCGAGAATACGTACCCCTAAGAGGTAGAATACCCATAGGGTACGATAGCTCCGATATCGATTTTGGCCGTATAGGTGCAGAAGGAGGAGAAAAAACACATACCCTAACCATAGACGAAATACCAAGCCATAGCCATAAACAAGGTAGTGAGAGCCTATACAATTTCTACGGAGGAGGGGAACTTATAGGAAATAGAACTTACCCCTTAGAAAGAAATGAATCCTATAAAAAACAAAACACCTCAAAAACGGGAGGAGACCAACCTCATAATAACATGCCTCCTTATCGTGTCATTAAATATATAGAATTTGTCGGCTTCTAGCTAAAAACCATTAACACAATGATTATACCTATTTCAACTCTCAGACGTTGGTTTTCAAACTTTATGAAGCCTAATCAAGAGCACTTTTGGGCGATATTTGACAGCTTTTTCCATAAGTCTGAAAAAATACCCATGACCTCTGTTGAGGGTTTGGAGAGCGCCATACAGAGCACAGCCACTGCAGAACAATTACATAGTCACCTTACTGATAGTCAGGCACACAAGGAGCTGTTCGATAAGAAAGTGGATAAGGAGGCAGGTAAGACCCTTACCTCAAATGATTATACCAATGAGGAGAAACACACCAACCAAGTCAATGCCCAAAAGCGTGTTGTGGGTCTTACTGTAACAGGTGATGTGGATAAAATTATCACCATAACCTTTGCAGACAGCACTATCTTACAAGCCCCTTTTACAGACAATAATACATTGCCTGAGAACTTAGCAGATATCAAGCTCAACTCCCTTAACTTCAATAACCAGACAGGAGTACTTACAGGGCTTCGATCAGATGGACAACAACTTACTGTGAACCTTGACGGCCGCTATGCACTCAAAGGACATACTCATCATTGGGATGATATTGAAGGAAAGCCTAGTCTGAATTATCTACCACTGGTAGGAGGTACTCTAACAGGTAATGTTGTACTGACCAATCAAGCTATATTTAAGAAGGGGAACCCTATATCTGGGTATATAGTGGATTGTTTTGCAGCTAATAATAATACCAATAACAAAACGAATCCAATCTATGTAATAGGAGAGAATTATAAGCCCACGGATGATGCTCTTGCTACCATGTATGGCATTGGATATACTACTAACAATGCTAAATTTATTAATGGCGAAGACTTAGGTTTTCCAGCGGTCAATGGAATACCAGGATGGGGCTTATATATAGCAGCCGTTGGGAAAGCTAGACATTTCCTAGATGCAAATACAGGCAACTCTTATCAATTTGGCGACTCTCGTGCCAATGGATTTATTAAGAAAGGTAGCTCCAATGATTATGTATTACTTGGTGGAGGTGGTCATAAACCTATGTCTGAAATTCTCCCTACTCATATATCAGTTAAAAATAATGTAATCTGTAACCACTCCCATAATAATTCTGTGATATTCATAGAGAACAATTTAGCTATTCAATTGAAAGACTTAGACCATTTGGATTGTCTATCCTTCCGAAAAGTATATGCAGGGGGTGCTGTTACCTTCAGCTGTGCTGGAAAGACGATTATCTACACGGGGGATAATGCCTTCAATGGGGGTGATGGCTCCACTGCTGTGGTGAGTATATGGAAAAACAAGTGTTATATAGATATTCGCAATATATAATCCCCCCTAGCCCCCGAAGGGGAAACAAATGACAAGTGACTAATGACAAATTACTAATAAGATGAATGCAATACAATTCTTTGACTGGGGATATATCTCAAATGCTTTTGATTATTCAATAAAAATAGAAGGTGTTGAGCAAAATATTAATATAGTTGATATTGAATTATGGGCACATTATACTAACGGGTCATTTAATCCGATTAACAGTATACACGACGCACCGAATGCTCCCAGAACATTTATTCAACAAAAAATACAATTACAGCAGTCACAGCAGTTATATAAATTAAACAAACAAGCGTTTAATTCTTCTTTTGAGACAGTAAATTCTATAAAGCAATCTTTTAAGACATTAACTTGTATTTTGTTTTTTAGTACAGAACGAGAAATGCGTAACTTTCATGCAACATATAAGCATACAAAAATGCCACAAATCGTCAATAATTCTTGGTTTTTTAAAGAGCACGGATATTTCACTGTAATAATTGAAGAAGTCCCTTTCGCAGAATCATTGCTGATTCACGATAAACAGTATAAAAATAAGAATCTGTTTGTGGTAAAATTTAATAAAAAGTAAATATTTGTAATTAATATTGTATATAAAAATCATATAAAATGAGAAAGTTTTTAATTAATTATTTTGCGCTTAATTATAGCGTTAAAGTGTTTGGAAAGACAGTCAGTTGGGTTCGCGCAGCAAACGTGATATTTCCACTTTTTGTTATTACTGGGTTGTTGATGACAATCAACACTACAATAGCATATTGCATTTTGCCAATATTAGCTGTTTCAGTGTTTTGTGGATTTGTATATTTTGAAATATATCCGCTTAAAGAAACTGAAATTGATTTACTTGACAATGTACAGAAGTATTCATATTCCATATATTATAATAAAAATAATGCCCCTAAAGCATATAATTCATTATTACCATTGCTGGTAAATCCTATAATTGCAATTATTGCAATAATCATATTAATTTTATTTTACATTTAAAATCAAAACACCATGAAAAAAAGCAAACGAACTATTAAATACCTCGTGGTACATTGTTCTGCCACCCCCGAAGGACGAGCACACTCTGCTAAAGACATAGACCTATGGCACAGGCAAAGGGGGTTCAATGAGATTGGTTACAACTATGTAATCCTCTTGGACGGCACTATAGAGCAGGGGCGTGATGTGGATAAGATACCTGCCCATGTGGAGGGTTATAACAAGGATAACATTGGGATCTGCTACATAGGTGGAGTGGATAAGAATACGCTCCAACCCAAAGACACCCGTACACCTGCCCAAAAAGAAGCCCTTATAAAGCTCCTCAAGGAACTCAAGAAGTTATATCCCGATGCCATCATTCAAGGACACCGAGATTTTGCGGGCGTAAAAAAGGCTTGTCCTTGCTTCAATGCAAAGGAGGAGTACCAAAATATCTAATCGTAAAATAGTTAATTATGACAGAAGTAAAAGAACTAAAAAAAGAGTATGAAAGCCTAATCGCTAAAGTAGAACAATTGCCACGTACAAGAGAACTATCCCTTGTTATCACCAAATTAGAGGAGGGGCTTATGTGGCTTGAAAAGTCAATCAAACAACAAGAAATTCCGAAGTAATGTATGAGAAAGATTATGTATTTACTCTTAGCTCTTCTGCTATTAGGTAGTTGCAGGAGCAAAAAATTAAACCGAACCGAACACAGAGAAGAGCAATGGAGCGAAAGAAAGGAAACTAAAGACAGCTACACACGAGTAGAAAAATCCCAAAAGGTAAGTACTTTTGAGGTACAACAATCGCAATCGTATGAGGTTACCCTTGAGAGCGAGAAAGACAGTGCAGGAAACGCCAAAGAGTTGGTATATTACCGCATACGAGACGGCGACAGCGAGACCATAAGAGTACGAAACGGAAAGGTTACCCTTAAAACCGTAGATAACCTTTCTAAGAGCTTGCA